AGTTTAGGGTTAAATTCCAAAATTTTAGAAAGAATGGAATCTTCAAAAAACATTGACTGAGACGGGTCAAAATTTTTAAAGGAGTTATCCGGTTCATCCTTACCAAAAGAAACCAGGTAACCTCCATTCGAAAGAGGATAATTTGAAATCAACACAGAAACAACCGGATCGGTGCCAAAAGCAAAAGACTTAGACTCCTTACCACACATAACATCTGATACCATAACAAAACAAGGTTTAAAATTCAAAAGCAAAGATAAATAAAAAAAAAGTAAATTCCAAATTATTGATGACGCCATTGTCGACTAGTTGTAGTAGTACGCTTAGTCCAACCTCCACCTTGAGAACTGGGAGTAGGAACTAAATCCTCAGTAACGTCCTCAACTCTTTGCACAGGAGGAGCAGAAGAAAGAACTTTTGCTCCGGCAACACCTCCAGCAGCAGAAATAGCTCCATGAACAGCAGTATTAACAATACTATAGCCAAATCGATTTTTCTCAGAGCGAAGCTCCCAACGATTGGTATACATATCATATTGAAAATCCTGCAAATTAAGTTTCATATATTCTTTGCGAATTTCCTTGCCGGTCATCTTAACCGTACGCTCAACCTTTCCTTTCTCGTTGATAATAGGAACATCAACTTCCGTATTCCAATTCACATCAAACCAATTCTCTAAATCATCTGCAGTTAATCCATTCACACGTGCCAACTCATCCTGATTAGCCGCAGAAGACTTCAAATAAAGTGCACGAGCAGTCAACAACTGCAATTCTGCTTCAATTTGATCATCAATGTAACCGGTACGAGCCTTAAGCTGGTAATATTCCTCCTTAGCCTTACCAAGATCAGCCTTAATCATCTCAAGATTATAACCAAAAGCAGCATCTTTCAACTCGTTATCAATAGAATAAGACAAAGTTATCGCAGTATTCAAACTTGCACGCGATTCAGATTCAGTAATCCCAGCTTCAGCGAGGCCTGCCTGCGCCTTCATCAGACGTTCACGCAAATCCTTATCCAAAGTCTGAGACTTATACCAATCAGCCTCAGCATCATTAAGAGCAGCAGCCGAACGCTCACGCTCCTGCTGAGCATCTTTCAACTGGATATCCGCATACGCAGAAGGATTACCAGCAAGAGCAGCAAGACCACCACCTGAACCAGAAGCCACTGGACCATGACCAGACGGAGCACCACCACTAGAGGTAGGAATAGTAGCAGAAACACCAACTCCAGACTGACCAAGAACAGCAGCTGGATTCAAACCAGCAGCCAAATTACGCTCAAGAACAGCAGAAGGGTCATTATACGCATTCTGATAATCAAACATCTGCTTGTCATGGGCCAACTGAAATTCCGCAGACTTAGTCATCTGTTCGAGTGCATACTGCTGCTGCAATGCCATTTCCTTCTGCTTATACTTCCAATTACGACGTGCAGAAATACCTCCAAACAAAGCATCAGCAAGACCAGCACCAGCAGAAGAACCAGCAGAACTGGCTGCATTCATGCCAAGCGACTGACCCATCAGTGCAGCAAAAGAAGCAGCAGGCATACTACGGAAGTTTTAAATTAGACCGAACATCAAGTTGAACCGTATCACAATGAACACCGGAAGAACGATAAATCAACTTCCGAGTACATGAAGCAGCAAAATAAACAGATAAAGCCGTAAGAATGGAAATCAACATTGTCCAAAAAGATTTCTTACGATAAAACGGTACTTTTTCCATAACAAAAACAACAATAAGAAACCATAAGAAAATACGCTATCAAAACCGCAATTTGATATCCAAATTTGACATTCAAAGCAAATCTCAAAATTGGTCCGCGCACATATCATAAGTCGTCTAGTAAAGGGATATGTAATTTTCTTTTAAAAAATAATAAGTTTATACGGGCGGCACGCGACTCCGTCGACATAAAGTGCCGATTATTAAGGTGCTAAACGCTACCTGCGGTGCGAGGTAGGAAAGTGGGCAAGGAACCGAAGGAAGTACCTGAGTACTCCCTTCGAGAACCTTAAACCTAGTTAATCCTCTTTCTCAGGCTTAGCAGTCGAAGACGAACGCTGCCGCTCAAGAAAATCATCAATAACACCCTGTCCACTCTCCAAACCATCAAATTTATCAATCCGTGAAAACGAATTTGGGTCAAAATCCAACGGGGGATCATAATCTTCACCTTTCCTAAAATCAGAATCCGAAGCTTGAACATCTGGACGTCCAGGCAAAACATCTACAGAACCGGAACCATTCAAAACCGACATAATTCGCTCTCCACGAGACTTATATTCCGGAAGGTCTTCAATCATATATTCCAACATATCAACGACTAGATAAACGAGTTGCAAAAGACTTATTCACAAGATTCTTGACAACTACTTTGTACGACATATTAACAAAAAAATTATCCTCCATATCCGATGCAAAAGGATTATTAACTGTATTCAGATTAGTAAAAAGCATAGAAGGACTAATCTCATTCGGATTCGACGACAAACCTAAAGAATAAAAATCTCGCTGCTGAACCCAATAAGACTGCAACGGAACAGAAGCCTTAGGAGTTAAAGTAGCCTGCAAAGAACCTAACACCTCATCATAAGAAGAACGGAATTCATTATAACACGGCTCCTTAGCTACGGTCATACTCTGAGAAGCGGAACCAGCGTTCCAACCATAACCAATACGCCAAAAAGGAACATCTTGATAACCAATATCATTATAAATCGGATTAAAATAATCAGGGCCACGATATTCCAAATAATCGGGACGTATACCTGTCCAAAAATAAACAGGTCGAATGGTCAGCATATCAAAGATATAACCAGGCTCCTTAAAATAATAAGTTTGTTCTCGACCAAGCACAGTACTAAACGCAATAGAGCCACCCATCTGACCAAGTGCAGCAGATTCACCACCTGCAAAACCGGACTGACCGGCTTGATTCATAACGACCTGGCTATTAACCATAACGGACGAACTAAAAAGAAGCTTAGGACGATCCACATGTTCAATCTTAGAAGCAAAGAACGTATAAAGCCAGTCGGAATAGCGGGAACCGGAGGCGCCGATGAGATCCTTATACTCCTGCAGACGCGTCGCAACAGCAAGCTGGGGAATAGTCTTCACGCCTGTAAAATCGACATCAGAATTAGAATCACCCGGCGGCATAAGACGACTAAAACGATCGGGAGAACTTGGACACACAGCCATAGGATGCGCTGCCAAAAAAGGAACATTCAACGTCGCAGCAAAATAAACCTTACTAGGAGTAGTAGTATCAGCACCCTGACCGTTATTCCAATTAACCGTAGGTGCCTGAACATTATAAGGATAAGCCGGAACATTAGAATTAATAACCTGAGGAAACATCTGCACCAACTTGTTAAAATCCGGAGTAGCTGCTGCTGTATTAGTATTAAACAAATCAGAACGGAGAATCTCCATGAACAAATCAGAACGGTTCCACGATAACTCGTCATGATCAGCATCAACCTTCCTATCCCTCGGATAAAACATCGTTTCAAAATAATGGTCCAAAAACTCTAAATTACCATAACGCTGCCAAAAATAGGAAGCATGCGAACGATACTCAACACCCGACACGGAAGAGGTAGGAGTAGTAAAAAAAGTAGGCCGATAAGAACCGGGATGAGCAAAAGAAAAAACGCCCCAAGAAGAATACGAATAATAATTGCGAACGATATCCCAATAACCTAGATAGGTATCTGCATTCACAGTAACAAACTTCGCCGCTGTCTTAGGAATAGTACCACCAGAAGGCACAGTATTAATAGGATAATTGATAATAGGACTATTAGCAATACGAAGCCAAGACATCAGACTATTTGGAAGTGCAGCACGATGATTAAACGGCATAACCTGACTAAAAAATGCAGCAACACCGGGACGCGGATACATAAAAGAAGTATACGAAGTAATACCTTTATTATCCACACAACCAGGAATAAAGTTAAACGTCAAATCGTTCATATCAAACTTAGACGAATTAACTCGCATTTCAGGATGATACAGCTGCAAGGGAACCCAGAACCGATGAAGCCGAAGCACGTAGGGGTTGAACGATGGAACACCCAAAGGATTTGAACGGACGTCAATACCTTGATGTAAAGTAACTCGATCACGAGCATTGACAAACTGAATACGCACCGGATAAATAATACCCGGCGTAATAGAAAATGCCTTATTCTCTGGCATATCATACCGAGAATAACCATTCACGGCATGAGAAATAAAAGGCTGTTTACCCATAAGCTATTCTATTAAAAAAAGGATTAGAAGAATCAATACCAAAACAATCTACCCAAAAATCAATAACATCAGAAGAGACCGCAACAAACCGCTGCGGCTGCTTAACCTTACTCAAAAACTCCCGAAGCCTCACAAGGCGCGAAAAACCTCCTTTAATGACACGGGAAAAGTCGGAGGGACGCAGGACCCTCGCAGCAACCTCACGAAGAAACCCAATAGCCAAAGAACCGGCGAAAGCGTTAGCATAAGTCCAAGCAGTGGAAATTTTACGAAAAAGTAACGCGTCTTGAGAAAGATACTTATTGTAGTAGCGAGGGATACGGTAATGATAAACATCACCGGTCTCGTTATCTGTATACAACCAAAGGCCAGAAGTCGCACTGGGAGCTTTAAAATCTCCCAAATAATCACCAACACCGGCCGAAACAAATTTACGACGATATTTCCTATCTTGAAGTAAATCATAAATATTAGTTTTTAATTCACCCACAGTAATAGGATGAGACTTCGCAAAAATAGCTGAACTCTCATCCATATAAACAGACTTACCAATATACTTCACAACATAACGAAGACGCTTATCCGAAATAGACGAAATCCAAACAAAACCTAAATCTTGAACTGCTCTACGAATAGCATTATAAGAATAACAAACGTCCCAAAGAACGCCATGAAAGTGAAGACGAGGCTCATTACCTTGCTCCGGATGCATTCCAAATTCTTGAAAAAAAGCATGTTTAATGGAATGACCCAAACATCGACGAACACGTTCCAACCACAAGCGAATAAAAGAAGAAGGATTCAACAATGCACTATCGTAATACTTCGGAGAGATCGTGATCGTAACAAATACAGAGTTATGATGAAGAAACTGATGATACTTAGTTTCACGCTCTAAACGAACAAACCAGTCATTACGCTGCTGCCGTAAACACTCTTCACAACGACCACAAGGAACCATAAGACGCTGAGTAAAATAATCCCAAGGCCGATTCATTAACAAAACCTTCCTATCTGTCAAGCCAATAGTCCTAGAGCTATATGCGCGATTTCTTATCCAAAGAGGGGACAGACACATTTTTTATATCAAAATAAATACCGGGATACCGTTCAGATAACAAACGTAAATGAGCAACTGCTTTTTCATTAGTTCGAAAACGAGCAACAACCTTAAAACACTTGCCCACACGCTTTCTCACAAAGAAAGGCGCGTAGGCAAGTTCAAAACGCGAATAATAATCAGAACTCATCAAAGAACTTTTCCACCTATAGGACGCACAACAATTTTACGTCCTCCTTTACCTCTAGTCTTCTTCTTTCTGCTCATACTTAAACAAACTAGCTTCATTGACCTTAACCAAGAGCAACCCTTGCATCTGAGAAGTAGCAGGCAAGAACTTCACTTCAAAAGAGGATGCACCAGTAGACAAATAACGAATAAAATCTGCAAGCGCCAATTCAGGCAAATAAAAACATCCTTTAGGCAAGAGTTTAGGGTTAAATTCCAAAATTTTAGAAAGAATGGAATCTTCAAAAAACATTGACTGAGACGGGTCAAAATTTTTAAAGGAGT